TGACCAAGCGTTTGCAGTACAATTAAAAGTCCTGCTTTGATTAACAGCACCGCTATAATGAGGTAACGTACAAGCTGTGGTTTGATTTTCAACCAAGTCTGAACAAGCAGGGACTTGATACGCACCACAAATTGGGTCATGAGTGACATAACTTTTGCACCAGTAATCCCTGATAGCAACTTCGTTTTCAATGCCATTACATACGAGAGAACCTGGAAGCATATAACCTTCAGGCGTTGGAGTATAGTTACAATACCAAGCATAAGCATTATTTACCTTTAGTGATAGAAGTAGTAATAGGCTCGTCAGGAACAAGCGGTATCGTGTATGTTTCGCCATATAGTTTCTTGAATATAGAAGGGTTACGTTCATACCAGCCACGTTTAGCAGCATCACCTATAGAACCGTTTATAGGACATGGTGAACCTGACTGTATCATGGCTTCAAATACTCTGTCATCTTGACAAAGGATAGATACTGCAGCTACTTTAAGACCTAAGTCATTAAGAGTCTTAGCTAGTTTAATACGTTCACAATTAACGTCTTTATAGCCAGAGCCACCACTTACGCCAAACAATGTACTAGAAACAGAACCAGTAACAGGAACAATACAAACGTCTTGGCTAAAAGCACTTATAGAAGGGCTAATGGCACTAGGTGGTGGTTGACCTTTGTAATTGATAGTAGTTGTATCTGCTGCTTTAGCATCCATAGATAATGCTAGTAATCCACCTATAGACATACCTACAATTAATGCTATTAAGTTTCTTAATGATTGCATTATTTCATTCCATTAGTTAGTAAGTAAACAATAATGAAACCTGCTGTTCCTAATAATATTTGTTCTAAACGCTTAAGTCTTGCATTAATTTGTTCGTAGCGAATAGCACAAATTTCCTCATGCGTACTTAAACGTGAGTCTGTATCTGCCTTTACCATTACTATTCCTTATTCTTGATTATTGAGTAAGCCGCTAATAGGGTTAATAATTGGAGCTGCTAATTCTCTAGCACCAATAAGACCTCTAGTAGATACTTGTGGGATAGGAGCATTGCCTGTAGCAAGTCTGTTACGCAATTGTTCTATGTTACGCAAACCTAATTGTTCTGCACCTTTTCTAGCAAGACCGCCTACAACAGGTGTAGCAACAGCACCTATTGGACCACCAGCAAGGTATCCTAAGCCAACAGAACCACCGCCAGATACAACTCCTGTAGGAGCTAGTTTACCAACAAATCTTAATAGATTTTGTATAGGACCGCCTTTAGCAGCAAGTTTGATAGCATTTTGTTCTTCTTTAGTAAACGTTCTTAATGCTTTAGGGTTATCAGCTAAATTAACTAATTTACGTCTTAATGCTTGTTCCATACCTGATTGTGTAAAGTTTGCTTCAGAACGCAAGTCTGCACTAGCTACTAAGTCATCAATAATTTCTGTTTTCTTAGCACGCTTCCATAAGTCTCTAGCATCTGTTAAAGCTCTAACAGCTTCAGATGAACCTTTGGCTAATTGACCAGGTTGAGCAGTTTCTACAAAGTCATCTAGGTTTTCTACTAAAATACTTGCTAAACGTCTTTCAGATGCGTCTGCACTAGAACCTGCTGCTTGACCAATACGTCTTAATATTTCCATATTCTCAAGTGTTACACTAGAACCCTTTGTATCTTTAATTCTTTCTAATGCTGCATATACTCTAGGTTGTAATGTTTTATCTAAACCTTCTTTAGCTAATGTTGACTCTATTTTGTTAGCAAATTGGTTATAAGAATTCTTTTTAAATACAGCACCTACATCTTCAGCAAACTTGTATTGTTGACCAGCTTGTCCTTTTAATTCTTGCACAGTAGGAGCTTGTAATGTGCCTTTAGCACCCATAGCAAATGGGATACCTGCTGCAATACCTGTTGCCATACCTACTAAAGGACTACCTGTTTCTTCTGCAACATATTGTGATGTAGCACCTACAGGTAATGCTGCTGCAACTTGTCTTGCTGGTTGTTGTGATAATGTTTGTGCAATGCCACGACCAATAGGTGTTGTAGCTGTTTTAGCTAATTGACCTAATGCACCTACTTGACCACCTACTCCACCTAATGCACTACCACCTACTTGTAATGCTCTTTCTACTTGTGTTTCAGGATTAGGAAAGCCTAATTTAGTTAAGCCTTTTTCTACTTGTGCAGTAGGAGATGGAATATCATATTTATCAGGCAATGCTAAGTTTAAACTTTTAGTAAGCAATTCAGCAGCAGGCAAAGCTAATCCACCGGCTATAGCACCAGCAGGACCTGCTAACGCACCACCAGCAATTGCACCTGTTACAGGAACAGCAGCACCTCTAGCAATAGAACTTAAACCACGACCTATCTTTTCTGTCATGCTTTTTTCTTTTTTAAGAATAGAAGATGGTAAGTCATCTTCAGGCACAATATTAGAAGAAGATAGTTCCATAGGCAAATCGCTTGTAGGAACTAAATTACTTGGTAAATCTTCTAAAGGCACTCTAGCCATTATTCATACTCCCATTGACCATTTCTAAATATCATTGGTTTACCACTTTTAGATTTAGTTCTTGAACCTTCTGTAAATCCACTAGGTTGTTGCGTAGCAGATTTAGCTGGTGCTTTTTCAGTTGACTTAATTTTAGTGTTATATTCATTTAAGAATTCGCTAGTGCTATTATATAACTTACCTTTGAAACCTTTTAAAGTGCCATTAGTATTGTAATAGTCAACAGCTTCTTGTTTAGTTTTAGCTGCACTTGTCATTTGTTCTTGTAACAAATCAAGACGTTTAACATTAACACTTTGTGGCAATGCAGGGTTATATACTCGGTTAATTAATGCTTCACCTTCTTTTGCTGTAAACTGTGGACCAAGAATAAGTCTTAAGTTACGTTGAGCAATTTCTTGTACTTGTTCTTTAGTATCTTGAGCTGCTGGGTTTGTATATTTAAGCAAACCTGTATCATCTTGTGCACCGACTAACTTACCTGTAATTCTTCCTTCAGGTTGTTGTTGAAGTGTTTGTTTAGCTATTTCTAATTGAGATAAACCTTTTTGCACATCTGAAAATCCACCACCAATTGTAAAGTCTACTAAATCTTGTGCTGACTTTTCTTCTACTTTCATTTCTAATGGAGAAAGACTTTTCTTAAGTACTTCACCTCTAGTTTCCATAGATGATACAGATGGAACTAATCTACTAATATCACCTGTTTGTTGATATTGAGCAATAGATTGAACAGTAAACTTAGTAGGGTCAATTGCAGCAATATTTCCAACTTGCATTGATACTGGTTTTAGTACACCTAAATTACCTGTTTGTTGGTATTCTGCTAATGACTCAGATGTAAATTTACTTGGGTCAATGTTACCGATATTAGTACCACGTGCTTGAGATATTGGTTTTAATGTACCATAGTCTTTTGTTTTTTGAAATTCAGAAATAGACTCTGGAGTATATTTAGAAATATCAATAGTTCCAAATGGGTCATTTTTACCAGCTAATAATTGTTGTCTATACGCATTATTTAAAGCAGTATCAACAGCACCTTGAGATGAACTCATACCACCTAAAAATGCTTTACCTAGATAAGGCAATGCACTTTTAGCGTTTAAGTTTTTAGGGGTAGCAAGATATGTAGCACCTGCACCTAAAACACCTGATAATAATGCTTGATTTCTTAATTTTTCTTCTTGGTTAGGGTCTAAAATGCCTGTAGGAATAGATGTACCAAATATATTCATTCCATTAAACAAATTACCTAAGCCACTATTTGTGTCAAATAAAGCCATATTATTATCCTCTATATCCTTGAGCTAATTGTTGTAATCTCATCTTTTCTTCGTCTGTTAATGGAATACGTGTCATTAAGTTTGTTAATCCTATTTTATTTTCTTGCACAGGCATAACATTAGGAGCTACATTACTTAATGGTGAAGATACCATTTCAGGATTTCCTCTTGTAATAGGCATTAAAGGAGGAGTTTGCATTTGTTGTGGTGGTTGATTTAAAGCATCAAAACTTTTAGAGCCTAAATTAATTTTATCCATTGTAGACATATTTGAAAATGGATTGCCAATGTTATTAGTTAAGAAAGCACCTGTTTTATCCATAAGACTAGATGCACCCAATCCACCATATACACTAGGAGTAGCACCTAAACCAGCCAATGACCCTTGACTAAGCAAACTAGCATTAAGTGTAGGAGTGCCTAATATGGCAGGAGCTACAGTTCCAGCAGCTAAATCAGCACCACCAGCAGCAGTAGCAGCACCTGCACCACCACCTAATAGACCTGCACCACCTGCTCCAAGACCAGCACCTAGTAAAGCTGTTTTAAATGGGTTAGCACCTGTTACAGCACCGCCTACAGCACCTACACCTGCACCTATCATGGCAGGAACTAATAGTTGTCCCATATTATACCTTTCCTACTACGTAACAAATAGGTTCTAAAATAGCACGATAAATCATGCCATAAGTATCTCTAGTTTTACCTCTTTTTTGTTTCCATATATCAGCAGTACGGTGTCTTGCAATATGCTCTAAAACACCCCTTAAAATGCGTTGTAGGGCATTCTTTTCACCAGTCTTGTAAGCATAGTTTACTAATGGTAAGAATAGTTTATGGTAACCTTTTTCGTATGCTGGGTCTAAGTCTTTAGATTGAGCTAACCAAATAGCGTTACGGAAGCTACCAAAGCCATATTCAGCATTCATAGCTGTACATACTATCTTGCCACCACCAGATTGAGTAGTTGTAGATACTTGACCCATAGGCGCACCATAAGCAGCACCAAGATATGAAGCAAGTTTTTGATATGGTTTGTTTTGTTCAAAGTTAAATCTATCAATATCAGCTTGTAAAGCAGTTTTTTGATAGTCTTCAGCAGTTTTACCTACGTTAGCTAATTGTGAAATATCTGCATAGTCAGCTTGTGCTAATCCAGGAGCATTCATAACTGCTTGGTTTTGCATACCACGTTCACCAGCATAGTTTTGATAAGCTAAGTTACCGTATGTATTAGCTAATGTTGTAGCTAGTGTGTTTGCTGCTCTGTTTTGAATATCAGCAGATGCACCTGAACCATAACGACCAGCCATAGAAGCACCACCTTGTGCTTGTCTAATAGCATCATTGTATGCTTGTGTAGCTTGTTGTGTAGGACCTGCTAATGCTTGTTGAAAATATGGGTTACCAGCAGATAAATAGTCGCCTTGAATAGAACTTAATTGTTGTTGTTGTGCAGCAGGAATTAATGGGTTACCAGCTAATGCTCTTTGTCCTGCTAAACCTAATGCTTGAGTAGTTTGTGAAGATGGTCCAACATAAGTTTGACCAGCATAATAATTAGGACTTTGTGTTTGATATAAACCTTTAGCTTCTTCAAGACCATATTTAACAAATGGTGCAATTGTAGGGTCTAATTGTTGTTTAGTTTCAGATGTTCCACCGCCACCTGACCCACCACCACCATAAAATGTAAATGACTGAACTAAATTATTGAGCCAATTGTGTAAACTTATCATATTGCTTTCCTTAAAGTATAAATTCCCATGTTTGAGGTTTAAATCCTAATTCCCTTGCTCTACGTTCCCATCCTTTTCGTTGTGAAGAGAATGTAACTCTAGACTTACCGCCTTGTTTTGCTATTGCTTGAATTTCTTGCCATGCTTGTTGAAAGAGTGTATTGTCGTTAATGGTTGACCATGAAGCCCATACATGAAGTGTGTCACCTATAGGCTGAAGTACTACAAAACCTACTACTTTGTTATCTATCATACCTACAAATAACATAGACCTGTTTTCATAACAGTCGCAATAGACATCTTCTACTATCCATTGTGTATGACCACGTTGTCTTACTAACTCAAGACCATGTTTGACATAATCCCAATGTGAACGTAACTGGTCTTTAGGTATGTAATGTAAAATCACGCTACTATAATATATCCGTATGTTTTATCTGCTGTATTGTTTGCAAAATGTTTTAGTGTTGCACTACCGCTACTTCTAGCACTTACATATACATTAGTAGATGCTGAAGTTGATACATAACTCATTGTAGTAATAACGCTTGGTGTAACTGGTCTTGTTGGACTTGTACCTGCTGCATAATGTTGTATAGACACACCAGTATCAGATACTTTCCACATAAGTTCAACATAATCACCTGCTACTAATTCTAAATAAAAGTTTAATGCACCAATAATATGACTTGGGTCACCAGCAGACCTTCTTGGTGCTAAACCAAACCTACTGTTTGATGCTGCAATATCTGTGCCATTTTTTCTAAACCAAACTTCTGCGTCTTGAGAGTCGTTGGTTGTATTCTTAAACTGTATAGAAAACTCTAAATTATAAAGACCACTATTTCTTACATTAAGTTTAGAACTGTTTGACAAATAAACACCATTAGAAAAGTCAGTAGTGTTAAATGTAATTGCATAAGCTGCTGTTGTTGATGCAGCAGTCTGGTCAGTTGAGTCTTGAAACGCACCATAAGGAACAGTATCACTACCAGCAGCAGTACTAATAGGTGTTAGTAGTATTATACTATTATAACCTATTCTTTCATCTGATATCGTGGTAGTTGTAGCATTGCCTGTAGCTAAAGTAATTTCACCAGTATTATTGCTTTTACCTTCTACAAGGTTATTTACAATTTCTGCGACACTTCTAGCATCACCACCTGTCCAAGGTAGTTTACGGTACATATCACTACGTGCCATTATCTAGTACCTTGTGTAGAGTAATCTATATCCATGCCAATTGCTGAGAACCAATCTGCACCAGTAGGTGTTAAAGCAACTCTGTGATAACGACCTGAGCTTCTTACAGCACATCTATCTTCTTGACTTGCAGATACAGCAGTTGAGTATGTAAGAGTATCATCTAACATACGTCTAGAAGCCACAGAAACATCCGCAGAGCCATTATTTACAGAAGGTCTAATAAGAGTAAGCACAGAGTTATATCCGTATTCTAGGTCATTTGTAGTGATATTTGCTGTAGCTGGAGTTCCTGTAAATGTGATAATTTTAGTATCACGAACACCACCAAATAGGAATTTACCACCTGCGTATAGTCTATCGTCTAGTGTAGTAGTAAGAGTATCTACAGTCTTTAATGCTGCAGCACTTGCTGCCATATCAATAGCAACACCTGTACCAGAACCTACACCTGTAGCTGTAAACAATACGCCTACAGTATTAGCTACTGCACCTATATTTGTAAATGATGTAGATGCTTCTACATTACCACTTGTTGAACCTGATGCTACTGTAGTAAGTGTAAATGTATTTGCTCCTGTGCTTGTAATAGTATAATTACCATCTAAAGCAGTTCCGCTAGTAAAGTCTATAGCTAATACATTACCAGTAGAAAAACCATGAGCCGTAATAGTGACTGTGACAGTTGTTCCTGTTCTACTATATGTTCCTGTTTTTGTACCTAAACTTCTAATAGTATATGACTTGGCTGCTACAAAAGAACCTGCTGTTACGTTATAAGCTGTATCTATACCATCTAAAGTTGTACCTGTAGTAGCTAAAGTAGATAAAACATCTACATCTGTGTCTGCTTCACACCATTTTTGTGTTTCAAAGTTATAGATAAGTAAAGCTCTGTTACCTGAAACTGTTGTGTAATTCCAAATAACTAAATTGCGTTCTGGGTCTATAGCTGCTGATATAGAGTCAATATCACCAATGTTAGCGTTGTTAAAGAAGTATCTGTCTACTTTTTCTGAGCCAATGCCAACTACTTGTTGACCATTGCATGAATAGAAACCATCATCTGATAAGAAGTATGATATGCCACCGTATTGAGCTATAGAACCACCTTCTATACAACCTACGTTACGAGAGATAGTGTCAAATTGGAAGAATAATGGTGAGCCAATATATGACATACGCACAATGGATTTTTCTAGGAATACAATACCAAACTCGCCACCTGTGATACCGGTAATATCACCACCGTCAGGAAGTTCTTGATAGTCTGATTGTGATGCAGCACCTGCAGTCCAATCCGTTGGGTCATTTATATCTGACCATTGTACTCGTGATGGATATGTACCAGCACCTATATTAGCACCTACTACAAAGTCACGAACTACTGTAATGTATTTAGCTACTGGAGCTGCTGCTGCTAAATCTGCAAAGTCTGTAGATGAATTTACATCATAATATTGTATCTTTTCAGAACCATTAGAAGCTAGTGCATAGTTACCAAATTGAACGAACTTCCATCTATTAACACCTGTATATCCACCAGCTTTAGATACATCTTCCATAGTTAAGTCTGTAGAAGATACTTTAAATAATTTAGTAGCACCGCCTGCAAATATACTTACATCATTATCCACTTTAGCTGCAAAACAGTTATTAAGGTCTTCTGTAGCTGCACCTGAATAGTTTACTGCTGACTTAAATGGACCATATCCTATCGCTAAAGGAGTGACGTTATTAGCTTCTGATACTGTGTCTAGGATACTAGGTTGGTCTGGTAACCATTCTTTAAATTGTATACGTTGTGTAGGCATATTAAGCCTTCATAATGTAGCAAAGTGCATAGTATGGTGGAAGGTTAGCATTAGTTCCACTTGAACCTGTTGTGCTATTTGTTACTGTTATGCCTGTTGTAGCAGTTGATGTATTAACAGTTCCTGAACTAGCTGCATCTTGTTTTAAAAATCCAAGAACACCAGCACCACTTGTATTGCCTTGCACTGTATGAAGGTGACCAGGGTCGGTAACTGTCGCTGTATGAGTATGAGATACCACAATAGCATCTGTAGAACCACCAGTAGCACCTACAGCATAAGTAGATGTAGCACCTACTACAAAACGGTTACGTAAGTCAGGTGTAGAGCTTGAGCCATCACATAATAACCAACCAGTAGGGATAGATGCAGATGAACCTGACCATAACATAATCATACCAGCAACAAAAGCATTGCCCCATGTAGGAGTATTACTGCCACCTGCTGATAATAATACTTGACCAGAAGTGCCTGCTGAACCATCTAGTTTAAATCCACCTGTAATGTCAATAGTGCCAGATGATACTAATGTGCCTGAGCAAGTAAATGGGTCACCACTCGTACCTGCTTGTTGGTCTTTTAATTGTGCCATTACTGTTCTAATAGCATTATTTACGTTAGCTGGTGAACATCCTTCAGCAATGTTAATGTTAGATATGTCAGTATTATCTGCTGACGTAGCTGAATATTCACTAATCTTTGTCTTTGCCATCTTTTATCCTTGTCGTAACCAAATGTCTATACTTGGAGTTGTATCAGTCCAAGTTTCTGTTCCTGCTGTAATTGTTGTCCATGTGTCTGTAGAAGGTGATATTGCAGACCATGTTTCTGTTCCTGCTGTGACTGTATTCCATGTTTCTGCACCTGGAGTAACAGTTATCCATCCTTCACCTTGCCTTGTACCTTTAGCAGTAACTGTTCCTACACCTTCTACATAAGCAAAACCTGCAAATATACCTTTAGCACTTACTGATAATAGTGCATAAGCATCTATATCTGCGTGACCATCAATAATGTAGCCACCAAGTGCTGTTACTGTAGCAGTTCCTGTGATAGAACTATTGTTTAATCTAATTCTGTTGTAAGTAACTGTAACTGTAGCATTGGCTGTAATAGAAGCAATGCCAGGAATTAGTAATGAGCCTAATGCTGTTACTGTTCCTGTTGCTGTGATACTTGCTGAAGAGAGTGCTATAGAACCGCCAGTAGCAGATACTGTAGCTGTTCCTAATATTGCACCACTACCAAATGTAGTTCTTGTAGCTAATGCAGATACTGTTGCAAATCCATTTATAACTGCTGTGCCAAATACTAAAGAACCGCTTGTTGTAACTGTGACTGTTGCAGTAACATTAATGCTTGCGTTAGATGTTCTAAAGCGTATTCCTGATGCACTTACGGTTGCATCTGCTGTAATTGCAGCAGAAGCAGTTATTACATTACCAGTTATTACTAATGAGCTAAAAGGAGCTTGGGAAAAGCTAGCTATGCCAAACATTTATTGCTCCTTTATTCGTTTGCTAGTTTTAACATTATTTAATTGTCAATGCTTTTAATTCTTCTACTGTGTTTGCAATATCAACAAGTTTAGTAATATCACGAAGTCTTTGTTTTTCTACAACAATAGAAGATGTATCTGCATTTAATTCTAAAGCACGTTGGAATGCTACATCTTGGGCTAATAGTAATGGCTCACGTTCTTGACGTAATCTATCTTTGGTAATATCTTTAGCTTTATCTATATCAATAATTATTGCCATGTCCATGCGTTCCTAAATGTTCTGTCTGTTGGTATTTCAGATACGTCTACAATGTGATATTCTTTTCCTTGTGGCACATCTTTAGCAGCAATTTCTTCTATAGTCATAGTTTCAAGAGCTTCAGGTGTAGGAATAATTATTGCCACTCCATTTTCATTTGTTTGGTAAATAATGCGTTGTGTCATGCTATTCCCTTATCTAAATATAGCTATATTTACTACAGATGCGTCTGTGTATCCACCTAGACCTGCCCTAGAAACAGCCAATTTTAATGCTGATGTTGTATATGAGCCAGTAGGGTCCCAACCAGCAATATAAGCATTTCCATTGTCCCCAATAGAACCACTTGTAAAATTATAATTGGCATCAGGCATTGCAGTTGTAAAATTAATTGTGTATAAACCAGTTCCATTATCTGTAATAGAGCTTACATTTACACTTGCACGAATAGCTACAGTACCAGTACCATTAAAATTTACCCAAGCTCTAGCTCCATAATAAGCAGGAGAACCAGTAGTTGTAGTTAATTGATTTGTTGAAGTATTAGTAATAGTTACTCCGCCAGTACCTGCTGAAACTGAAATTCCAGTACCAGCAGTAACAGAAGTAACTCCAGCATTTGTTAAAGTAACAGTACCGCTAGTAGTTACAGTTCCTCCGCCTGACATTCCAGTTCCTGCGGATACAGTAATACTTGTTACTGTTCCACTTCCTGTACCTGCACCAATGGCAGTTCTAAATGTAGCAGCATCTAATGACGAAACGGTATTGTCAGCATTAAAACGTGGGAAAGTAACAGCACTTGGGTTTGTTAGCGTAAATAAATTACTGCCAACTGTTGTTGCTCCTAATTCTGTTCTTGCATTGGGAGCAGTAGTTGCATTTGTACCACCATTAGCTACAGGAAGTGTTCCTGATACATGAGTTGTAAGACCAACCTTACCCCATGCAGGGTCTCCACCAACTCCACCAGATATTAATGCGTTACCAGTTGCTACATCTGCTAATTTACCTAATGTATTTGTAGCTGAAGCATAAACAATATCACCTTGAGTGTATGTTGTTAGGTTTGTACCACCGTTAGCAATTGGTAAAGTGCCTGTTACACCTGTAGTAAGTGGAAGTCCTGTACCATTTGTAAGTGTAACGGATGCTGGAGTGCCAAGTGCTATTACATTGCCAGCAGCATCATCATAAATTGACTTATCAGCAGGGTAAGTAACAAATACATTCTTTGTGCCAGCACTAAAGTTGACTGCACTTCCACCATTGCTAGATGCTAATATGGTATCACGAGATAAAGTAGTGCCTGAAGACGTATAAGTGCCTAGACCTACTTCCCATTCTGTTCCACCAACAATAGCGTAGTAAGTAGTATTGCCGTTACCTATTGCAGAGAATGACTGAAAGCCAGTAACTGCACCAGCAAGCGTAAACGTACCTGTGCCTGTTGTTGTTGAAGTCTCTTGGACTCTATCCTTTACGACTAAAGGCATGAGTTATCCTTAAGCTAATGTAACTGAAAGGTTGCCTGTTGATATCTTAAAGATGTCACCAGAGTCAATAGTTTTAGACGTATCTAAAGGCGAATGATATAAAAGATTACCTGAAGTAGCAGCATCATTAATACCAATCCAGCCTACCACACCCCATGAAGCTGTTGCTGTTGGAAATGTAACGTCAGCAGAGTTTGTAGTTACACCGTTAGAAGGTGCAGCAAATGTAACTGCTGTTCTAGCGTATGAACCACCTGATACTTCTGTACCACTACCTGCGTCTGTAGGGTCTGAAGTCCATAGTGATACATATACTGTTGCTGGTGATGTGTATGTTGTTGCTCGTAGAGTTGCATTAATAAGTGCATTCTCTAAAAAATTACTCATTTCGGACATAATATTTTCCTTATCTTGGTGTTACGTTTAGTGTTGTATATGCGTATGTTTGACCTAAGTCACTTGTTTTGATATTAGCAATTGCTCTATCATATAATGCTGACCATGTTGCTACTCTAGGGTCATTCATTAAATAAGGTTCTGCTTCTGCTAGAGTTGCGTAAAGTAAAGCATCTGGATAGTATGCTAAGAACAAGTTACTAGCTGTTGTAGTAGAGATAAATGTAGGTTGAGCATAATATAAAATTTGAATGGTGTAATCAGAGTTTTGACTAGGTGCAAATTGAAACTCTGTGCCTAACATTGTAAAATAATGTGAACGACCTGATAATGATGTTTGACCATTACGGAAGAACAAGTCAGGTGATTGGTACTCTAAGATAATAGGTGGGTTACCCTGAAAGTGCATCTCTCTTAACTCTAAGAAGTCACTAGGAAACGCTACCTTATTATCAGAAGGTGTAGTAGTTGCAACCTTTAACATAGCTTCTGTTCGTAAGTCACGACTCATTCTTAACTGTGCCATCTGAACAAAGTCAGGTATGACAGTTGTTAAGTCTGTACGTGCAAGATAGCTTTCTACCGTTGATACAAAGCTGGTATAGTTTGTAAATGCCATTCGTAATCCTTATTGTTTTTTAACTAATACGATACAACCATTATCTATCTTTACTTGTTTGGTAATAGTAAAGCGAGTGCTGAGATGTTTATTCCACCACTCTAAAGGTTGTTGTATAAGATGTGCGTTTCTACCGTCTGGTAATATTTTTACTGCTGGACCAGTATGTATTGTAAATAGTCCGTATTTGTTTACTACTCTTTTTAAATCATCTAGTACGTTATCTAGTAATTCAGGTTCTATGTGTTCAAGAACGTCTATACATGTTACAAATTCGTTTGGTTCTGGTGTTTGACTCCATAATGGATTACTAGGTTCATAGGGAGTGTAGATAACTTCTGACTTAATACTGTCTTTTAGTCTACATTTACCTGCACCGTAGTCTAATAGGCTTGTAATACCAAAACTTTGTATAACATCATCAACAATAGGTGCAAAGAATGTACTTGCTATGCCATAGTCAGGATTTTCATGCAGTTTTGCCTGCATTTCTCTGTATTCGTTAGAGATTAAGCTGTTCAATGACTTCTTTCCATGTTCTATCGTCTTGGTAAATGAGTCTCATGTGTCTATACCAAGGCATACTTACTTGAGCATATCTCCATTGGTGATATTTAGGTACCAAGCACCATGTTTTAACGCCCATAGCAGCACTACAATGTAAAGCTGTAGTATTGACCCCTAAAACCATATCACAAGCTGCTATAAGAGCTGCTGTGTCATCATAATCTTTTGCGTCAGATGCTAATTCTAAGTACTTAATTCCTTCAATTTTGCTCTCTACGCTATAATCTAAGCTAACTAATTGTATGTCTTTGCGTCTTAATAGTGGTTGTAAGTCTTCTTCTGTAAGTTGTCTACCTTTAGCGTTAGTTCTAAACGTACCGCCTTTAGTAGTGATACCTATGACTGTTTTACCCCATGGTTTAAACATGGCTTTCCACATTTCAACCTTATCTGTATCAGGTATTAGAAAAGGAGTCCCAGGAAAAGATTTACTCGTTGGTCTGAAAAACTGGGGTAAGCCACCAATAGCACATCTTGCATCAATTGTAATGTCATTTATCCACTCCACTTCTTTTGCTTTACGTGTTCCATGAACAATTGCTTTAGGAAAGCTACGTTTAAATAATGTTTCTAATCTTTCATCACAGTCTATGTAGACTTTCTTACTAATGTCTATAGCGTCTGGTATACATGATGCGTAGAATATCTCATCACCTAAACCTTGTTCACCATAAATAACTAAGTCTTTACCGGATGAGCCATCCCATCTAGGTTCGTCTTTATAAACTAATTCTTTACGGAACTTACCACCTAGTGACTTGTTCCATTCTTCCCAACCTTTAACCCATTCACCTTTGGCTAGGTAACTATGAGCTAGGTTTAATTGTGCGTGTAGCTCGTTAGGATTGCATTCTAAAGCCATCTTTGCAGACTTCTCTGCATCATCCCATCTTGACATCTGAACGAGTGAAGCTGAAGCGTTAGCATAAGCTAGTGCATAGCTAGGGTCTAATTCTGCTGACTTTAAAAAGTATTTAATAGCATCATCAAACATATCCATCTCATGACATGCACGACCTAGAGAAGTCCATAATGCTTTATTGCCTGGTTGTTCTTGTAATGCTCTACGGAAATATTGATAAGCAAATGCAGGTTTGTCACCCATTAACCAGATATAACCTAAGAAATGTAATGTAGCTGCATCATTAGGATAGACCATTAACACTTCGTTAATGATAGGCATTGCTACGTCATACTCTTCTTTTTGTATGAGGTCGTGTATTGCTAACTGTACTTTCTTTAATTCGTCTTTATCCACGTTTTGTAGTTAGTTTCAAGTATGGATAGTTTTCGTTTATTTCTTTCATTAACTCTTTTGTTTGGTTAGGGTTATACATGTCTATACCCTTTTGCTTTAACTGCATTTCCACTACAGGTGGAATACTAGCAA